ATCTGCAAAATCTTTAGCCGCTTGCTGAAGGTCTGTAAGAACTTGCTTGATTGAATCAATACCTGATGCCATTGCATCTCGGATAGCCTTCATACGGTCAGCCTGATTTTGAATGTTTTGTGCGACCTGATTATCTAATCCAGTTTTTGTATTGAGAGTAAGTTCTTTTTTGGCTGTTTCAAGAATGTCTCCAAATCCAAGACCTTCTTTCATCGACCCAAAGAAATCGCCAATTGCTCCAGTAAATTTACCTAAAACATCCCCGCTAGTAAACGATTCAATATTTCCAGCAAGACCGACAAGGAACTCTCCAGCCTTGATAGCGGCTGTGGAGGCAGTATCAACAATGAACTCGCCAACCTTGATGTCTTTCATTTTTTCCATTTGGTCAATCACAGCGCCTAAACCATTTGAGGCTAGTTTCGCTCCAGCCACTAAAGTATCAACTACTGCGGCTCCAAAATTTATTTGCTCTGCATCTTTTATTTTGGAAATAATTGTGTCTAAGAAAGCAGACCCTTTTTTGGCTCCCGAGACTAAACCCTCAACAATTGATGCACCGTTATCTTGAGTTGCAAATTTGTTTACTGTTACAGCAAAGGTAAGCATTTTGTTTGCAATGCCTGAAAGTGTGCCAGCAATTCCGTCTGTGTAATTACCCCAACTGGATGAAGCCTTTATGATGTTTTTGTCTAAAGCCATTGCAAGGTCAATGGCTGTTCCAGCCGCGGTTGCAACCGAAGTTCCCATTGTTGGCTTGAAAGAAGAATCAGCCTTTTCAACTGCCGTAAGAGAATTCGCTAAAGCCATTAGCCCATTCTTGAGAATTCCAACACCAGGAATCAAATCAGGAAGTTTATCAACTTGTTTGTATAGCCATATAAAGAATGAAGCAAGTTTTTCTTTTAGGAAAGAAATAACTCCGCTAATAATATCGCCCAAGTTTCCAAGAACTTGACCAATAAACTCTTTAGCCTTTTCAATACCAGCAACAATTTTGCTCCATACTTCCCCTATAAATTTACCTAAATTATCAAACCAATAAACCAAAGTGGCAATTCCTTTGACAATATTTGCAAGCACAACAATAATTGCTTGAACTGCATGGGAAATAATGGCAATAACTACATTGAATACTGTTTCAACTACTTTTCGGATATTTTCATGGGCTTCCATAAGATTTACAAACCCATCTAGCCATGATTTTATTACCCCAAGAACTGTTCTTACTGTAAGCAAAAATGCCTTGATAATAAAGTTCAAAACTGTTTCAATTATTTTGCCCAAAATTCCTTGATTTTCCATAAGAGCAATAAAAGCATCAATAACAAATTTTACCAGTTTTACAATACCAATAAATACTGTTAGAACGCTTGCCCAAACAAACTGGAATACAGCCGCAACCACTTTGCCAAATGTGTTATTGACATCAATCAATGTGCCAAATGCAATCAGGGTGTAGCCAATAACCTTCAAAACAAAACTAATTACTTTGCCAACAACGCTGGCAACTGTATTGAATACATTTTTTACAACTTCTCTAAATGTCTCGCTAGTTTTCCAGGCATATGTAAACGCTCCGACTAAGGCGACTACTGCAAGAACAATTTCGGGTATACCAGTTTCAGCCATGGCAATAGCCAATGCTTGCATCTGAGCCGTCAAAAGAACTCCACCTGCGGCGGCTCCAGTTTCGGCAATTCCAAAAGCAATCATGGCAAATGTGTACGCTCCTTGAAGAGCGGCAGAGGCGGCGGCAACTACTTTTTGAATCTTCATATAAGCAATTGTCGCTAAAACAGCGGCGGCAACCCCACCTAATGCAATCGCTAAAATTTTTGCAACTGCCGCGTGTTGAACGAAGAAACTGGTGATTCCGCGCACCACCGCGGCTAAACCATTGATTGCCTTAGCCAAGAATCCGACTGCATAGCCACCCAAGTTTCCTATTGCGGCGGCAACATTTTTTAGAACTCCAAAAAAAGGAGAAAATGCGTTCAGCAAATTACCAATTGCTGAGCGAACTTTTACTGAAGTCATTGCAAGAACCGCAAAAGCAACTCCAACGGGACTCAAAAAAGCCAAGAAGCGACCTAAAATTGGTACAGCGGATGTGAGTTGAGCGCCAGCAAAAGTCGCTAAACCAGCGCCTACTGCGGCAATTGCTGGAAGCATGAACTCAAAAGCCTTTGATATTCCTTCAATGTTTATTTTTCCAGCATCAATCTTGTCAATCATTTTTCCAAGACCTTCAACAAAAGTGGTTACTGGAGAAACAAGTTTTAGAAATACTTTTGTGAGAACTGTAATCATGTCATGGAAAGCGCCCGTACCTTCAACCGCTTTCACAAACTTTTTATACAACTCATAAACTGCGAAAATCATTGGACCAAACGCCTTCAACAAGGATTGACCCATTGCTACTTGAAGGTTTGTATTGAGACGAGCAAAAGAACGCAAAACTTTAGAAGGAGTGGTCATAGCCATCTCATATGTTCCAGCAACCTTTGTGCCTTCCTTCATAATCATGTTTACAATGGCTTGCTGTTTTTCTTGGGCTGTAAGCGCTTGAGTAGATTTGCCAAGTGTTGCCGCCATTGTCTGAAATGCTTGACCAGCCGTTCCCTGGATACCAGCAGATTTCAAAAGTTCTGTACGCTGAGTAACAATTGCTGATACAAGTAAATCAAACTCTTCTGTTGAGTTTTTAGCAGATAGAACTGCTAAGTCTTGAGCGTTACGCGCAATTGTTGAAGCGTCGGATAATTTCAAATTGTTTTGGATAAATCGAAGAGTCGCTCTTTGAGCAACTTCCATTTCGATACCTTGGTCTTTGATACCTTGAGCCGCTTTTGATGCTTCAGTATAAAGAATTCCGTTTGCGGCGGATACTGTTCTAAGTGCTACATCCAACTCTTCAACGCGAGCGGCGGCGTTGAATGACTTGACACCTAAAGCGATAAGGGCTGTGCCAATCGCTCCAGCGGCAACGCCCATGGCAGTAAGACCCGCAGTAAGTTTTGAAGCCGAGCCTTGAAATTGTTCTGCCGCTTGGGATGCTTGTTTCATCCCGCTCATAAAAGATGCTGTATCAGCCGTTAGCCGAGCGCGGACTTCCATCGTCGGTGACTCAGCCATGGCTACCTCTTACTCTTTCGATTGGCTTCCTCTTGTTCCATCGCACGGATGTTCCAAATGGCAGTCCATTCTGTCAATTCTGTTGAGGTGAGAGGGCGGTGGCTAGGACTCCCGTAAAGAAGTTCTGCCACCGTCCTGCCCAACTTTTCTGCTAATTCAAAAAGGAATCTACGCTCAGGATTCTTTAGGAAATCGTGCAGTTGCTTCGTCTACCGCCTTCTCGCTTAGACCTGAAGCGCCCATTGCCTTTGTAGCAAGTCGTTCAACGACTGCGCCACTCTTAGACAAAATTGCTTCTTTATCCTGGTCTGTAAAGATTGGTAGACCAGTAGTAGGGTCATAAACTGTTGCAATAATACAAAGTGCATACATCAACTTGATGTCGATTTTGTCGCCATTGCGTGATGCTTGCTCTGTCATTCCTGCTCGTTCAGCCGCAGTCATTGAACGAAGTTGAACTGTAACGCCCCATTCAGGGACCTCAACTAATTCCTTCGTAATGTCATCTGCTGAAAAGATTGTTTCGCGTAAACTCATTTTTACTCCTTGGGACACTAGGTTGGTCACGATAATTTATTTAGTAAAGAGTCTGTTATGACCAAGTACCGCGTGTTACGGCGCCTGTCACCTGGAACTCTGCTGAGAACTTCACAGCATCGCCAACTGAACCACTCTTTTCATATGAGGTCAAATAAGCCTCACCTGAGTATTTGACATATGTAGATGTTGAACCTTCAGGACCGTATTCAAATGTAACTGAAGCCGCTTGACCTAGAATTGCCGCTAGGTGAGCATCAACTGTTGCATCGTATGTGCCTGAGATTGAAACTGTTGAATCTGTCAATCCAACAATGTATGCCTTTGCACTTGAACCGAATGAGGTTGTCTCAGCGGTTTCTACTGTCTGTGGAAAAGTTACATCTGTAAGTGTGTTTGAAATATCGGTAAGTGTGCCACTTGAATTGTCTACCTTGAATACGGTGGACTTACCATGACGAAATGTAGGCATTATTTATCTCCTTGAAAAAGCCACGGTTGGGGTGGCGGTACCTGTTGAACCTGCGACTGTGTAGTTCACACGCAGGTATCTTGCTACTGAAGTTCCAGCCGCTACTTCAACTCTTTCAGAAGTCTTAGATGTGGATGAAACAACTGTAAATGTCACCAAATCCGTAAAAGTTGAGTTGTCGGCTGACTGCTGAACTTTGACGGTGATGTTTCCGTTTCTAGTATTTGTAGGAACGGAAAGATATGCAACTCCGCCATTTGTTGAAGCGGCTGTATTATCGACGCCAGTACCGCTACCTGTTGCTGAAATAGCGGAACCTGATGAAAGAATTACTCCATGGTCTAAACCATCAGTAGCCTGGAACTCAGCGGATGCTTTTACGACATCTGCGATAGCGCCGCTCACTTCATATGAAGTGGAATCTGATTGAAGCATGATTGCGCGAGCGCCATTTGAATGACCCGATGGAGCAATTATTACCTTCTCTTTAGTTGTTGTACCAAGAGCGGTTGCAAAAAATTGGTCTGTTCCTGTTGATGCTGTGGATTCAAACCATCCTGATAGGGATACGGTTCCGTCCTCTAACCCGACAATGTAAGATTTTGAAGAATCTCCAAATGTTGTAGTTTCGGCAGTCTCCACATTGTTTGATGCAGTCATGTCTCCGAAATATGATGAAAAGTTGTACTGGTCAATAAAGACCGCAACACCTTTACCGTGTACGAAAGTAGGCATTATTTCTCCTCAACTGGGCGCTGGAATTTGGTGCCGTCTTGTAGGAATCCATCGCCATCGCCATCAGTTGCTTCAGGGTCAAAACCCTCTTCTACTGATTCAACGGGAGTTTCAACTGGAGCCTCAACTTTAGGCTCTTCTTTTACTACTTCTTCGGCTTTTGTTTTTGCTGGCTTTGAAGAATCTTCAATGAGTCCAGCCTCTAGTAACCACTTGACTGATGCAGGTGGTAAATCATTTACGACATCGCCAATTTCGGCGCGTTTGTT